ACGGGCAGTGGCATGATTTGTAATATCAAATACTCTCTGCTCAAGCTGAGACATGTCCTCGAAATACGGTTTGACATGTCCTTCAGCTACACCATTGTTATTTCCTCTTCCAAATTCCGTCATAGACAGCAGATAGAATTTGTCTTTTGTGGTGTAAGAACCGGAAGTATTTCCATCCGCATTCATGATCGTATTGTAGGCATTGATATTTTCAACGGTTCCAATAACAGCCAGGAAAGACGGGTCAACGCCATGCTGGAATCCAGGAAGAGTGTTGTACGTGGAGCTAAGACGGTCCCAATCAGTCTGCGGTTCAAACCACTGTCCTGCCGGCTTATCACTGTTCAGCCACTGACGAATATTCGACTCTCCCCAATGGTTGGATCCATAAGCACTTCTCTGACAGGAATTCAATCCATTGACGCTGTCGCCTCTGATATTCAGATCTCCAAGCTTCGTTCCGGCAGTATCTGGATTTTTGGACATGACCACAGATTCGATCTGCGAAGTTGTGAGCGGATCGGAAAATGTCGTAAGTTTCCACTTGTCTGGCGTATTGTCCGCCATAGAGGCAGGAATAACCAGGTGCCCGCCGGCAGGGACCGTCTGGGTCAAAGTAAATTCAATTTTATCCCCGGCAGATATATTGCTGCTCCATGCGGCTGGAGCTTCAAAATAATATGTCCCGGCGGCAAGTGGAGTCTCGCCTACTTTCATGATAGCTTCTACTCCATCGAAAGGCCTTCCGTTGAAGCCATACTGCAGGATCATTTCCAGATAATCCGCTGTGCTCTCCGTCACAATAAACGGATAGTCTTCGGCGGTTTCAGAAACGATGATTGCATCGCCTTCGATAGGAGCGCCTGTATAGGATATGCCAAGAACAGCAAGTGAAACCTCTGCTTCACCATGTTTCCAGACATGGCCGTCAAACAGGTATTCATAGACCGCCGTCCCGGCGTGGCCGGTGGCGTGGAGGAAAGTATCCTCATCAACGGCCGCAGCTGTTAAGCCGGAACCATGGACCGCGCAGGTAATGCCAGTCTCATGCGCTACGTGGATCAGGGTGCCTACAGGATAGGCCTTTGGTGCCAGTCCTGCATTGACCAGGTTTTTAATCTGGGCATAGGTTACAGTTTCAATGGTTGCGTCGCTTGCAATGGCAATGGCCTCAAGTGCGTTTGCCATTCTGACGCCGGTTTCATCCAGGATAATGGGTTTTACAAGTTCGCTCATATGTCCTCCTTAAGCATTCCACACACAGTTCAGCTTCCCGTCTACTACACGGAAGCCAAATGATTTTACAAGAGCATCCAGATCTGCATACGTTTCCGGAATAGACGCAATGGCCGCTGCCGCTTTGTCATCTATCGCATCCTCTGTGTCGCTCTGCTGAGCCTGGACAGCTGCCACTGCCGTCTGCTCGGCTGCATCGACAGAACTGACACTGCTGATGCGTTTGCCTTCTATATTTGATAATGCGGCTTCTGCCGCTGTCTGTATATCACTCGCCCACTGAGAAAGATTGGACAGCATCTCTATCCATTCTTCTTCTGTCCCTTCGAAGAAACCATTTTCCACAGCATAAGCATATGCAGTTACAGGACCAAGATCTCTTGTCATTTAATAAGCCACCTCCAATCTTCCATTATTCAGGCTGAAGACAATGTCTTCAGAACCCTGTGAGTATTCCTGAATCAGATGTCCGTTGGACAGAATATAGAAGTCTATAATGCCGCGATCATCCAGGGCTGATTCTGCCCGGACTGCTGCCGCCTCTGCTCTGTCTCTGGAATCTGCGGCGTAATTAGCCGCCTGTACAGCCTGGGTCGTTTGCGCATCTACGGATGCCGCATTCGCCGAAACCTCTGCCGCAGCTAACTGCGTTGCAGAATTAAGCTCTACTACACGGGCAAGACTTGCCGCGGATTCTGTCGCTTTTTCTGTGGCTGTTTGCGCGGATCCGCTGGCACTGGTAGCCGCCTGTTCCGCATTCTGTGCAGACTGTGCAGCAGCACTTACGGATGCGCTGATGTTGGTCACAGCATCAGCGGCCTGATGTGCAGCATCAAATGCGCCATTTTCAAACTGCTGAGCCTGTTCAGCTGCTCCCTGAGCAAGCCGTCGCTCCTGTGACGCCTGTATTGCAGACTGAGCGGCAGCATCACTGGACATCTGCGCATCAAGCTTTCGAAGCAGAGCCTGCTGTGCACTCTCTGCCGCCGCGTTGGCGCTCTGCTGTGCGGCCTGTGCATTGGTCGTAGTCGTGGACGCTGCCTGCAGGAGCTCTGTGATCCAGGGTGTCTGTGCTTCCGGAGCAGTGCCCTCAGTTCCTGGAAGGCTCGGAGCCACCCGGCACTCCCACACAGGAGTCCTGGCCAGAGTTGTGTCTCCATCGCTGAAAACCGCCTGCACCAGTACAGGCTTGTCTACTGTGACAATCTCTGTGTCAGCCAGGTCAGGCGTCCAGATCAGGAGACGCTCCTGGTTGTCCTGATGCACATTGGCAGCCACATAGTACTGTCTATCTCCGGGCCGCTTGACAGTAACTATTCCCAGTCCTGTTGGCCACTGCTCAAGCCAGGGCGCGATGTCAATTTCCACCGGCCTGGCGTTCTGCTCTGAGCGCTGTCCTATCTGGATGTTATACCTTGCGCCCAGTACTTTTAAACGCATCCAACCACCTCCTAATATACATTAGTCCCGTTGTAGTAAAGGTCCGTTATTTCCACCGGAGTTGCTGACGGACTAGACTTGAAGTAAAGAGTATCTACTTCTACCGCGGCACTCATTGTCTTTCTATCCCAGAATCTCAGGATATCTCCGCGCTTGACGAAGGTCACTCTAGCCTTGCCGTGTGCAGCAGAAGTATGGCCGCCCATGGTATTGGTTGGCCTGTAAGTAACATTTTTAAACGTTACCTGCGGCACGCCGCCAATATACCCGGAACCGCCGGCGCCATTGGAAAAGGTACTTTCTTCTTCGATGGATGATCCGCCGTACCAGCCGCCGCCACCGCCACCGGCATTGGTGTACCGGCCAATAAAACCGGATTGGCCTGTGTTAATAGCAAGAGATCTTCCTTGGCCAAATGCCCAGCCACTTGTCTGCGTACCAGGTGGACAGGTCCCGGAACCTATGTACCGTGTGCCAGCTTCACCGGAATTACCACCGCCTCTTGCACCTTTTCGAATATCCGCATTGGGATCCCCGTTGTCTGCCGCCTTGTGTGTCATTCCACCGCCGCCACCGGCGACGATGAGTACAGCTCCGCGGTTATTACTCAGGCCAGAAAGCACACCGTTCGCAGTGGCGATGTGTGTCGCTCCGCCGCCGCCAGTAGCATAGTAGCCACCCCAGTTGCCTTCACCTATATATCCGCCATCACCACCGCCGCCACCGTTATAGCCGCCATGGACAGCAGCAGGAACAGTAGAGTATCCGCCCACGTTTTCTGAGTGCTTCAGCGTGCCGGGAAATCCACCACAAACAATGTAGATCACGGTCCCCTTTTTGAAGTACTTATAGCCGCTTGAATACCCGCCGTAGGGAATCTGTGTAGGCTGAGAATAGTCTGTAAAGTACCCACCACAGGCTCCCCAGCATTCCAGTCTGTAAAGGCCAGTCCTTGGAATAGTAAGCTGCTGAACTTTCCCGCTGTAGGCGTAGTCCTGGTAGGATCCCTCTTGACTTGTTATTGCCATGTTCCACCTCAGAGATGATTAGGATCCAGTGTGATTGTCAGTGTCGTCCCGCTCAGAGTGAAGATTACACCAGCCGGACCAGTTGCTCCTGTAGGCCCCTGGGGACCTGTAGCTCCCTGGGGAATCCCGAAGGCCAAGGAAGAGGTTTTATTTACTGTATCAACACTCACTGTAACAGTAGGCTGCTGATTTGACGCAAGCTGTGTAGCCGTCGCAGTCATGCTGTCGAAGGTGTCCCGAACATCTGAGGCTGCAGCATTCGCATTGGCCGCCGCTGTATTCGCAGAAGCTGCTGCAGCATTCGCATTACCTGTAGCTGTGTTGGCATTGCCGGTTGCAGTGTTTGCATTGGCAGTAGCAGTCTGCGCATTGGCAATGGCCGCATTGGTATTGGCTGTCGCTGTATTTGCATTGGCAGTAGCAGTGTTCGCATTGGCAGTTGCCGTATTTGCCGCCGCTACTGCCGCTGCACTTGTGCTGCCTGCATTCTCTGCCGCTTCCTGGGCGAGCTGGGCCTTGCTGTTGGCGTTATCTGTCGCGGTACGAATTGTAAGGAGCGCCTCATTAACTTGCCCGACGAGCGCGGCCCAGGCGTCCTGCTGTGCTGGAGTAACAGAGTCCGACGGAGCAGGCCTGTACTGCGGCGTAAAGACTGCTTCATACATCGTCTTCCGCCGGGTGCCGTCCTCTTCTGTGGATCCATAAAATACCAGCACATAAAAGTGCACTTCTTCGTATCTCTGCAGATAAACATCCGGCACATTCGCTATCCAGGCTTCCTTATCATCATCCCACTGAGCCAGGCGGCTTTCTGTCTGAGAATCTCCCTGAAAAGCAAACTGGCATTCTACGGTCACCTGATCGCCGGAAAGGAAATCATCTTTCTTCGCCAGGTCATCCGGAGAAGGCAGGCCAACGAGCCTCACTCGCTGGCCTGTGTCATATTGGTACGCGCCGGTAACCGCGGCGCTGTCGTTGTTTCTGTGGTTGAATGAGGCTGTGATCATAAGCTTCCTTCCTCCTTTTTGCGTCTCAGGAAATCGGCCAGGATAAGAGACTTAGAAGTCTTGACCAGGTCCGCTACAGCGTCTGCTTTCTTCTCGTCGCTCATCCGCTCCCACTTAGGAGATTCCATCAGGCTGCGCAGGCCATCCACCTTAGTAGGCATTCCGCGCTCGCTTCGGTACCGCCGCCCACCATCACCGTTAAACAGCAGGCTTGCATAATCCGCATTCAGCTGCCGCTTCTCATCATCGGACAGCATGACGGTCATTGGTTCCTTGCCAAGCCGCATGCTGGTGGCCATGCTCTTGGTTACATTGAGTTTATAGGCGGATGATGTGATGAGCGCCTGCGGTAGGAAGCTGCTATCATCCATCCTGTAGGACAGGTCAAGCAGCTCCATGACTGCCTGGTCATTCCGCTCTCCGATTGTCATAGTCGGAGAAATGAAGTAATCCAGGAAATCCATCGCGGCATTCTGGGTTTCGTGTCCCCAGTGATAATACCCGGTCTGCACTGCCTGGTTTCCTGCAATGTCCGTCTTGATCGGGAGCATCTGACGCAGGCCCGGCCAGTTCTGGATGACGTTCGCATTCAGCGCATTCCAGACAGTGTCCTGGCTTGCTGTGTCTCTGACATAGGGATCAGTCGCCTTGGCAATCTGCCGGATAAAGGACGGGCTCATAACCTGGCCCATGATGGATTCAGTGGACGATTCAATGAACCGCGTCATGACGCCTGTAGCATCTTCATACCCGCGGAACATGTCATTGATGGTGCTTAAGAAGGTGTTTTCGAAGAGCTCATCCCCTAGATCCATTACAAGTCCAAGGGCCATAGATCCAGCCGTCTCCTCGTTATCCATCCGATTGAACAGGGATGCACCCAGCAGAAGCCCCGTTGCACTCGGCAGAGCCCAGTCGATTTCCCGCTCCTGGCCAAACAGGTCCAGGTGCCAGCCGTAGGCCTCTCCAAGTACGCCGCGCAGGTCCCTTGTCCGCTTGTCCTCGTCATCGTTTCTGCCTGGCTTCAGGATTCCGGCAGCAGCCAGCAGAGCGCCAGCCACAATCATTCCGGTTCCGGTCAGCCCTCTGCCTACACCCATTACAAATTTGCGCTGATCAAAGTCTGCACCTCCGTTGGTCTTACCTTTGTACAGGCCGTCATAGACCAGGGCTTTGGCCAGGCCTGCCGGACTGTACTGCAGCATTCTCTTGGCAATATTGGTTGGCGTAGCAGTAAACGGAAGAATCGTCTGCATGACAAAATCAATGCCCTTGTCTGTAGACCTGGCGCTGTTCAGGGCTGTCACTATGGCGTTGTCTTCCTGGAAGACTCGCTCCAGGGCGCGGAGTGTAGCTTCTTCGTGCCGCTCCTCGCTGGTCATGTCGCGCCATTCGCCGGTTTCCTCATCGCGGATCTGCGTGTTAAGGTCATTCAAGACCTGCATCTCTTCAGAATAGCAGTGCTCATAGAATGGCCGGTCACCGATCTGCATTGCAAAATTAACTATAGTCTCATAGGTATCGAGCCATTTGCTCTGGAAGGTTCTTCCGGTCCCCTGGCCAACGTTGTATTTCCGGCCATGGGATGTATCCGTCTTATCCACGAAATAATCGCGGACCGTTCTGCTGATCTCGTCAGCAAACTCTTTCCGGGCAGCCTTCTTGGCTTCCTTGCTGGCTCTGGCTGTTGTCCGATTGCCGGTATCTTTGGCCACTGCCTTGTCCACCATTTCAGCAAAGCTTGTGGACAGGTTTTCCAGTGGCGCTACCAGCACGTTGGACATGATGTTTCTGGACCAGGTCGATGTCCCGGAAAGCATATTCGCGTATCTCCAGGAATTAAACTTGTCTAGCCTGGAAGTGCCGGTGATATTCGCCTGCGCATCAAACAGCCGGCCCATGGCCACCTTGGATTCTCTGGTAAACGGTTCGGCACCTTCCTCAGTGATTCCCTTGGCCAGGGCTTCAGATGCCTGTGCAAGGATATAGGACATATCTGCTTCGGTGACTACTGCATCTCCCTGCTTCATGAACTCCAGCTGCTGTGTAAGCGTCAGAAGATCATCCCCGCGGGTATCTGCAGGAGTGGCCACTATCGCATGCAGCATGCGCTCCTTAAGTGTTGCCCGGTTGTAATCCCAGCCACGGAGATCTGTCTTCGTCAGGCCGTACTTCCGGATCAGGCCCATCTGAAAATCATTCAGAGGAATGCCCCAGCGGTTCTGTGTGTTAATCGCTCCGGTGCTTCTCTGATTGATCCTGTCATAAACCTTTTGGGCTTCCTGATAGACGTCCTTTGCATGCTTGGATGTGTTCTCAGTTGCCTCTTTCGGGGCTTCTCTTCCGGAAGGCACCTCGTCCTTCTTCATGCCGCGCTTGACATTCTGCTCATTGGCCTTCTTGCCTGCTTCGCCAAGCTGCTGCACCCCATCCAGTTTAGACGGAAGGAACAGCTTCCGGTTCTGCAGCTGACGGCCCTGTTCGGTGCCGACTCGGTCGAAGAGCTCTGCCAGCTGGTACTGCCTGGTGACGTCTCCTGCTTCCTGGGCGTCCCTTATAGCGATAAACATCAGGGCGTTATCATCCGCGCTGAACTTACCAGGATCCAGATTCATGAGATAATTCACAGCGCCGTCTGTGCCCAGTTCCAGGTATTTCTGGCTGGCCCTGTACAGCTGGTCATCATTCGTCTCTGCTTCATACTCACTTCCGGACAGCATGTTCTTCACGTCATCCATGATCACTTCGGAAGCCTGTGCAGTCTTGTTGCCAAACTGACGAGGAGAAGCAGAATACTCGGTGGATGTATCGGTTTCAGTTTCCTGCGGTGCAAACATATCCATATTTATGGAATACTGCTGTGCCGGTGTTGACGCTTTCGCATCATCCACCTTAGCCTGCAGATGCCTTCTCCAGGCTTCCTGTGCTTCTTTTACGGATTTATCAATGACTTCTTTGTTGCCGTACTTCTGTTCTCCGACTCGCATTGCAACATCATTGATAGACACATTGGTCACATCAATCTTCTTGACGGTGTGATAGGTGCCGTCATTGTTGTACATGCTCCGGTCGATCAGAAGCTTCCAGTAGCCTTTGTCTTTCTTGAATTCTGAGAACCTGGGCTTCAGCCCGATAGAGTCACAATATTCTGCAAAACGCTGGCCATTGACGTCAGCGTTTTCTATTGTTGAGCTTGTATCCCAGTATTCATACGGGAAGACATGTTCAGCCTGAGACTTTGAAAGTTTGACGTGGTAGGTTTCCTCTTCGCTGCTGTCCTCATAGAACCGCCTGTACAGGTCTTTCAGGTAATCGTTTCCATCTATGACTTTCTTCTCAGCATCAGTCAGCTTATTGGCCTTTCCGGTCAGAATTTTCATTCTGGCATCCCATGCAGTTTTCTGCTGCTCATGCTTCCCTGAGGCCTCATCTTCTTCCCACTGTTTCACATCTTTTTCATACTGAGAAAGATCAGCATTATATTTGGCAAGCTGCTTATCATATTCAGCCAGCCTATCCGCAGAAGCCTTCTTTCCGGGCGTCTTTGGCGCGGTCGGCTTTGTGGGCTTCGCAAGCTTTGTATCAGACTGGGAATCCGTGTAGTCTCTCGCTTCTGAAGTATCCAGCTTTTCGGACAGAGACTGCAGCATAGAAGAAAGGGTATCCTTGGAGTTGCCGCTGGAATGCCACGGAATAATGAAGTTAATTCGATTGTCAGCCATAGCAAGCCGGATGTGCTCATCATTAAGACCAACCAGAATGCCCTGAACATTGTCATACTTGGAGATCTTTTCGAAGGCCTTATCGGCGTCTATGCCAGTGACGTTGGAAAAGACAAGCGTCTTATTCCCGTTTGCGTCTTCTGTGTATCCTTTTCCTTTGCCCATCAGGGAAAGGTTTACCTCGATACCAGCAGTGGCAAACATGTCCACAGCTTCAATGACTTTGGTATAGAGCTGGCCCTTTGCGCCTGCGGCCTGCATCTCCAGGAACGACATCATGTAATCCAGGCCCCATTCAGGACGGAAATCTGACGTGCTCTGGAAGCGCTGGCCACCGATCAGGTTCTGAGCCTTAACTCGTTTAATGGCATTCTGCAGGGCGTTTTTCTGCTTCTTATCGTCGCCTGTAAAAAATGGATTCTGAGCTTCGGTCCACCGGAGCTGCGCATTTCCATTTCTGCTCTTGACGATATCGCCAATCTGCATCCCGGCATACGGCATGATTGCCTTGCCCATGCCAGCACCGCGAGTATTACGGTATTTCCAGTTCTTTTCATAAGTGGCAAATTCACCTGTCCGATTCAGATCAAACAGGATTTCCTTGGGCGTCGGTTTGAACTTTGGATCCAGCTTGTATGTCCCGTTCTTTTCCTGGCACAGGGCCTGTGTTACCCAGTTATAGGCATCAATGTCCTTGTACTCTGCCATGGCCTTATCCAGTTCCTTGGCAAGACGCATCTTCTCATTTTTCAGGGCTGTGCTTTCTATCTGCTGAGTGAGCTGATCGATCTGTTTTTCAAGCTTCGTTTTCTTCTTTGCCATTTCAGACTTGGCAGATTTTTCATCAGGACCATATTTTCCCTGGGTTTCCTTAATATATTTCTGCACTTCTGCTTCAGGCATTCCGACGAATCTATCCTGGTACTGATCAATACGTCCAAGCAGAGACGGCACACCCATCCACCTGGAGAACACATAGCAGACCGGGCATGGAACTGTAGCCTTATTCCCGGCGAGCTTATTGTAAACATCCAGGACTTCCTCATGAGAAAGACCGCGCTGTTCTTCAAGCATCGCCTTGGAAAGTGCATCCACAATGTTCTGCGTTTTGGAACAGACAGTGCCAAAGTCAACGGTATTGCTGTACTGCGGATCAGAGTTATTTTTGAGAGCAGAGAACATATTGCTGCCTGCGATTTCCCACACCATGGCATGGTCATCGTACTGGGCGCACATGGTGGCCAGGTCAGCAAACATCTCCCGCTGCTTCTTTGCAGTTTCAGCATTGATTGTTCCAACCTTAACGGCCTTATCAATCATTCTGCCTATCGGAGTATCATTCATGTGCTCAGGTGTGATCTTATCCACAACATTGCCGTTTTTATCGACAATCTGATAAGGAGAAGTAATGGTCCGCATTTCGCCATTCACTTCAACCTGACGAGTGAAATACTGCCCCGGTTCAGCTCTCTGGAGCTTGAATCCAGATGCGGCAGCCACTTGTTCGATAGAGAACTGCACGGATGCCGGGTGCGGGTCGTTGGCCATCTTCGTCTTCAGCTGGCGGGTACGCTCTGTCTGAGCCGCATTCTTCAGCGCGGCCTTCATGGCGTCTGCCGCCTTCCGGATCCTGTTGTAGGCCTCAAGCGTGCCGTCCTTCTTTGCCTGCCGGCGTGCCAGGAACTGCTTGATCCCGGAATACAACCGGGCAACCAGACCCTTATGGCCATTGCCGATCAGGTCATTGAAGAATTCTTCATCGCCATCCAGGATACGCTCGACAGACTGAGCTATCAGCTCGTTGTCTGCATTAAAGTTCTGGATGCCTGCGGCAGTGTATGCGTCAGCAATTCCCTTGAGGTCTGCATCCATGGCGACCTGCCGGTTCTGTACGCCCGCATACTTGGCGTCCAGGATAGCGTTCTTAAGGCCTTCATAGCCCTTGGTTCCCTCGAGGAAGTGCGTAAGCTCATGCATTGTGATTCGCCGCATCAGCTCGCCTTCACCCAGGTCACGACTCAGGACCAGACGATTGTTGTTTTTGTCAAAGTATCCCTGCTGTCCTGCCGCAAGCGGGGCAACAGTCAGGTCAATGCCATACCGCTTCTTTAGGTTTGCGGTCAGCTTTTGAATGATTGGAGATGTGATAGCCTGACCGGCCTCAGAGACTGCTTCCTGATACTCTTCACCAATAGCGCCTTCAGCACCTTCAATAAGGCCAGTTTTTTGCGTTTCTACGGGGTTCTCATCGTAGGCGTCCATTTCCTCAAGGGCTTCATTAATCCGGTCAGAGTCTCCAGAATCTACGGCATCAATGAGGTTATCTGAAGCGCGCTCCATGGCGCCTTCACTTCCCAGCTCACTCTGAATCTGGTTATATCCCTCAGTGAAGTTGGCGAAAGCGGAAGCTGCATCTGCGTCGTTCTCAATCTCCATACCGGAAGCACGAAGCGCATTGACCAGGGGAACCGCACGATCCTTCCTGGCAGCACGGTCATCCACATACTGCTTCAGATTGACGCCATACCTGCCGTTCACTTCTTCAATGCTGGAGCCGGTGGCCTCGGCAATCGCCTGGGCCTCTTCTTCAGTCACGGCAATAGGAGCGCTCTTCAGGGATTCCAGGCGTTTATCTGCATCCCTCTGCATGCCTTCCCAGGCTTCCCGCTCTTCTGTCTGGACCTGCCGCTCCTGCATTTCATGGTTGATCTCAACTACCTTATTGGCAATCTTCTGCTTCATGCTTGGGTTAGCAGTCTTGAAGCGCTCCACCAGATTCTGCTGCAGCCTCTGCAGTTTGGGTGTCGGCATCCTCCGGATGTTCTCTGGAGTTGCTTCCTTCGCTTCGGCGGATGCGCTGGGATCCTGGCTCAGATCCGGGACCTGCGCTTCTTCCTGCACGCCGATCTGCCGGTCAGCTTCCGCAGATTCAATTGTCCGGAGCTCCTCGGCCCTGGCGTTCAGGCTCTTCATGACAGCATCAAATCTGGGCTTGATTCCTTTGCGGGTTTTGCTGCCAAGATCATTCAGCTTATTTTTCAGAGCATTTTCCAGTGCATTCAGATCATCCAGGCTCTTGACTTCACTCGCGTCTACAGTCAGCAGATTTCCGATATCCTGCGTCCTGTAATCTGTCTCTGAAACAACTGGCTTGCGCTCGCCATTCTGGTAAAAGTACAAGCTGTCGCTGGCAGACTGTTCTGTCCGTTCCAGGTTGGCCACTTCTTCGGCCCACCTGCCGGCCTCTTCTGTGTCTCCGGCATTCACGGCATCATTCATCTTTCCACGGGCGGCTTCCAGATTCTTCCTGGTATCTGTAACAACCTGTGTCGCCTGGGAGATCATGTCCTGCAGATTCAGCATGCGCTGTGCAGTGGCAGCTCTCTTTTCAGATATGACCTTCTTTGCAGCATCGCGTGCTTTGCTGTATGCGCTGGCCATGGCCTGCTCATACTTCTGGCGCTGATCGTCCATTTCGCGCTCATGCTCTGTCTCGGCCTGTGTCGCCTGAGCATTGGCTTCCTGCATCCTGATCAGCTGATCGGCAGTATCCGGAGAAGTGTCCCCTCCATCAATTGCGGTCTGCAGGCGCTCAATTTCCTGAGAGGTAATGCCGATACGCTCCCGGGTAGCTTTCAGCTCATTCTCATGGACCTTGGCCTGCTTCCGGGCCGCAGTCGCATTCTGAATGTCTGTTCTAATCTCGCCCTTGTCTGTGCGCATGATATCCGAAGCATAGTCCTGGATCTGTGCCTCGTCTGCGGCACGGTCCAGCTGATCAGCGATCTTGGGATCATCAGCCATTTCAAAGATTTCCTGCAGAGTGTCCAGGTTCGCCTTTTCCTTGGCCTGCTTGGTCTTTTCCGCAATATTGGCATTGCGTTCTGCATTCACATTGATTGCGTTCTTAACGCCACCCAACAGAGCAAAAGGCAGGTCATTCACCACATTGCTGAGGAATGTATCTTTCACTTCCTGGGCAGCATTCTCGATTCCGGGAAGGACAGAATTCAGGATTCTTCCGTTGACGCGCATAATGCCGGACATCGTCGGCATTTCCTTGAATCCGTTTGTTTCCTTGGACAGCTGTTCCAGGGCGGCATAGCTCACGTCAGCATACAGATTTTCAAAGAAAGTATCATGAATGCCTTCGCCGATCACCGCATCACTGATGGCTTCCTTACCGAAGGCCACAATATTACGCAGTGTTCCGTTTGTGATCTCGGCAGTCTTCATAATGCCCATATGGTCCGCAAGCTTTGTCAGCAGAGACGTAGCACCGGAAGCATTGCTGAGAACATTAATCAAAGCTTCATCTGTTCCGGCATTGGCTAGATAGGTACTGAGTGCCTTCCCTGTGCCGTACAGGTTTGCCATCTTCGGAGAGAAGGATTCTGGATGAGAGCTGGTATAGTCCTTCAGACCTTCCTCATAGGAACCGACATTGTACCCAGTAAAACCGATAAAGCTGCCTATAGTCTTGCCAAGCCAGCTGGCGCCCTGGACATTAAAGCCAGAACCAAGCAGGATAGAGCTTCCACGATTAACAGCATTGTAGGCAACGTTCTCTGTCACTCCGGCAACCTGTCCCATGAGAGGAGTGAAGTTTTCCTGTTGCCACTGGGCAATAGTATCGTAGTTTTCCTGGATGTCTGCTTTGGTGTCGCCCACCCAATTCAGAAAATCATTGTCCATGATGATTCCCAAAGCGAGTGCACTGTGGCCTTCCTCCAGGTATCCTTTGATAGCATTTGCTACGTCAGGATTTGTCATATGGCCTTCATCGATATACTGCAGAAGATCAGCCTTGCACCTATCGTCAGCTGTAGCAATCGAGCCGGTTTCATAGTATTTGGCTGTCAGATAGGCTGCATGCTCCTCGCTATTGGACAGCTGAGAGAAATCATACAAACCGCTAAACCAGGTCATGACCGCACTCTCAGTGCCTTTGGCCACGCCGGTCCCGATCACAGCTCCTGTATCAGACAGAATGTTCCCGAAGCCCTGGCCTCGGTACATCTCCTCAACAACCTTATTGGCTTCCGGATCGATGTTATCGTTGGCCTTATTAAGCCGGTCAATGGCTCTTGCCTGGATGTCCTCCTCTGTCCCTTTGCCGCTCCAGGCATAATAATCCGCAAGGCTCATATCCAGAGTCTTTGCCCAGAGGCTGTCCTCCCGGATAGTGTCAATTGCGGCTGCACTTACAAAACGGTACCCAGTTTCCTTGTCCTGATTCTCCGGAAGATCAGCCACACTCCTGGTAATCCAGTTGTAATCATCGCCAATGATGCTCCCGTTGGTAATGGCATCCGTCAGCATCTGATCATAGATACCGATCTTATACTGTGCTGTCTCGTCAGAATCCGCATCATCAGGATTCAGAGTATTCATATATTCCTGAAGGCGTGCCAGGTCTTCGTCCGTAGCACTGCCATTCTTATAGGCCTGCCTGGAATTCTCCAGGGCCGCATCCTTATCAGCGGAAGCCTGGTCTATCGCTTCCTTGGCCGCCTGCCGTCTCTGGGCATCAACTTCCTTACACTGAAGGATTCCAAGGACATCCGGGTCATTCTCCATGCCAGGCATGCCGTCATTATCAGTGAGATACCAGTCCATGCCGGCACCGGCAGGGATCTCTCCCATACTGGCCTGCTCATCTTCAATCTGACTGATCCTGCTCCCGGGATTGCGCTCCATGCCGTTGATATTGGCGATCAGGTTTTCAGCATGCTGATAAGCCTGATGTTTAAGATCATCCGGCATCTGATCCACGTCGCGCATCAAACGTGTGAATGAACCACCTAAGACATCAGATGAAAATCTCGTCATGGCGTCATTGACTGTGGTTACATTCTTGAAGTTGGAAATGCTCCCGTCTTCGTTGTAATCAAAAAGCTGATTCTGATAACCACCACCTGTAAGACCATACAGGGCGCGCAACCTATCATCAGACTTTACATGTTCATCAAGCTTTTGAGCGGTTTTCTGGTTCAGCTGTCCACCCTGGCCAGCTTTGGCCATGAGCATGGCGCCAACCAGATCATCCTGCTTATCTACAGTACCAAAGGATTCCTGAACAGGGGCAGCAGTTTCTGCCGCCTGAACCGGCTGAATCTCGGAAGAGCCCTGAGCAATGGCAGCCTGTTCATTTTCAGTGGGCTGTTTTGCGCTCTCGTCTTCCTCGTTCATCTTCGGAGCAGGGCTGTACCCTACATCAGTAACCGTACCAGCTGACGCGACATATCCGTTAAAAGTAACTCCAGGCACCGGAGACGGTGATGGTGTAGGCGCCGGGTGCTTTGGCCGCATCCCGGAAGAACCGCCATCAGAGGAGCCTCTGCCACCCTGTGCCTTCTTCTGAGCTTCTTCTGCTTCCGGACTTTCGGTCTTTTCTTTCTTTCCGCCAAACAGACCGGAGACTGCATCTCCTACTGCATTGGCCGCACTGCCCAGGGCACCAGCCACTACACCAGCCGTATCTTTCGCGGCTTCGCCTGCTCGCTCCCAGAATCCCGGTTTCTTTTCCTGTGCTTCTTCAGACTTCAGGTCTTCTGCGTATTCTTCTTTCCAGGTCAGATAGTCCTTGTATCCAGGAACCTCTGTCCCGCGCTCCATGCCGGTGACTTTACGGTACTGCTCAGTTACCTGACGCTTATAGATGGCCGCCATCCTGGGTGAGGGCTCCATCGCGTCAATGGTCTGCATGAGCTCGTCATAGGCCTGCTGATTCGCTTCGATGTCCTCATAGCTGTTGGGCGGCAGGAACGACGCATTCATGTCATCGGAGAAATCCTTCCAGACCTGACTGTCATAATCAGCGGTCCCAAGGAATTCACTGTACTGAGATTTGTCAAAGACCTTCCCGTAGAATCGGCTGCCTTCTGTTTTGGTAGCCTCTTCCAGGGTCTTCAGGATATCATTCCTGCGCTTCTGGTCCGGCTCCAGCTGGACATAGCGGAGCACGGTATTCAGGTCTGCAGAATTAAAATTGATGGGGCTTCCGTCGGCACCCATCAGACCATAGGAATTAAGCTTCTGGTTAATTTCGTAGTTCGTCTGCCGGAGCTCTGCGCTCTTGTCCTTATACAGCGGATTATCGGCACCCAGAACCTCCTGAACCTTGCTTTCCAGGAATTCTTCGTCGAGTCCGCTGTAGCTGGCCATCTCTCCGATCAGCTTCTTCTTGGCCTCGTCCGTTGCTCCAGTGGAAACAAAGTGAGAGAACTGTTCGATAGACGTGAAATCTTCCAGGGCAATCTCATACAGCTCTCCCTGCTTAATCTCCTTCTTCTGGCCAGGCATCATGCCTTCCCTGGCGGCATATTCATCCTGCTCACGGAGCGCACGCTCTGCCTCAGTCTCCGGGTGCTGAGGCAGATCAATCGTGCCGATATGAGTATGCTTTACTGTGTTATATGCGTCTTCTACACCGGCCTGATACTGCAGGTCATTCTGAGCCCATTTCTGCTTATCCTTATACGTCTGGAAATAGGGATCATTTGCATTCGCCGTAGGAATCTTGGTGGGCTGCTGGCCGTACTGTCTCTTGGCCTTAAGCAGGGCAGAATTCTGCTCCGGTGTGTTGGCCTGAGTGCGTGCCTGAGCACGTGCTTCTGCCCTCTGCGCATTTTCATGCGCCCTGGCTTCCTGTTCGGCTCTGGCAGATTCGCGAGCTTCCTGGGCCTGCGCCTCTTGCGCTTGCCGCTCTTGCTCCTCGCGCTCTTCCTCTTCGGAAATGCCCCAACCCTTTGCTGCCATTTCTGTCCTCCATTATTTAAATATGCTGCTCAAAAAGCTGGTTATGCCGCTCTTCTTGCCGCCTCCGCCTCCACCGCCTTCTGTGACGGTGGTGCTGGTTCCGCTGGTATGGGATTCGCCGGTGGTATCTGTCGTGGCAGAACCCTGCATCTCGCTCCTGGCCTTGCCGGTGGTATCTGTCGTGGATGTACCAACAGTAGACTGCTGTCCCTGGGTCTGTGTCGCACTCGTTCCCTGGGAGCTGGACTGGCCTACCGTCTCGGATCCAAGAGCAGAGCTGATCGCAGTCAGGTAATTCTGGTTGTATTCCTTGCGCTGAGACTCGCGCAGTTCCTGGATCTTGGCCGCCACCTGTGCAGCATAGTCTGTCTTCAGTCTGCCCTGAGTCTCGGCATTCTGGGTGCCAGCAAGAGCAAGCTGCTGATCCAGGTTACGCTGTTGCCTGTTGGTATCCTCTGTAAGCTGCTGGATCACTCCGGCAAGATTCTCGCCCTGCCCTGCCAGAGACTGGAGCAGATAGGAGCTTCGGCCCATGCCTCTGGCCAGAGCAGCATTCTGCACATCAGCCATGTTCTGACCATAGGCTTTCTGCTGTTCGTCTATTGCCCTGGCAAGCTGTGCAGCAAGATCATCTTTCTGCTGTTGTGTCTGCAGATTTTGAGTGTCATACTTCTGCTGAGCCGCCTCAAGACCGGCATTCAGCTGCGGAGACAGAAGATTCCTGGCATATTCTGCAAGCTCCTCATCTGTCTGGAATCCGTAAAGGCCGGAAAGGATGAGATTGGCCAGGTCCTGATTAAGGGTCTTTGTCGTAGCCTGATACGACTGGCTCTGACTCTGCTGTTGTGTCTGGCTCTGTTGGCTTGATGTTGTGTCCTGTCTGGATTGCTGTTTCGCATGAGACTCGGACTCTTGGGTTGTAGTTTGCTGTTCTTTAGTATCGCTATGGGACTTCGAATAGCTGTCCTCGCTGTAGCTCGTCGTTGACGTCCTTGCCATTTATCTCACATCCTTCCTTCCAGCGCAGTTATGCGCCTTTCTAGCGCTTCAATCTCCTGGTCTTTGTCCGCGTCATGCTTCCATACATCAAAAGCGAAACCGCGAAGAAAAAGCACAAGAGACTGAAGATATCCTGCAAGTTTATCGCCGGGCCGCATAGGCGGCACATTTGGCTGTTTATACATTCGCTCACCTCTGCAGTCCGTCAAACGTGTATTCAACCTGCACGCCGCCATAGATTCTCCAGCCGGCGGCGCGGGAACTGCTGTGGATCCGGAGCTTCATCCTGATCCCCATGTTCTGTATTTTGACGCGGTAGTCCTTCCGGCTGTTCGTCAGCAGAACCACCTTTGTTTTGCTCTTTTTAGGGGTAATTACTGTGATCTCTATCGGCATAGCCGCTTCATCCGCCTCTGCCGTAAAGCGCAACACAAAGTCTTTTTTGACCAGCTGCTTGCCCAGATCAAGCCAGGGCGTTTCCCAGATAGACTCTATCGGAGTGTTGTTATACGAAGCGGAATTAGGATCGTTATAGAGCATGACTTCATAAGGAGAATTCGCCTCAGTGAAATAGATTTTCCCATTTATCGCGTAAAAATCTTTCACCTGGATGCCCTTCCGGATCATGAAGGTGCCGCGCAGGATATCGAATTCTATGACCGTATTATTCTCCAGGATGACATCATCCTCATTTTCCCTGACTGCCAGAGCCAGGTAATACACATGCCCGGAAACGCAGGCAGTGGCCTTCGTGTCCATTCCAGGCATTCTCATTTTCATCGTTTCATACAGCGCGTCCTTGGACAGGAGCGCCAGCGTGGATCCGTTATAGATGCCCAGGCCAGCCTGGGACAGGTACAGCATGATCTGCCTGTCCGTGCAGATTGTCCTGGCATAAACCGGGCCGTCTGTGCCATAGGCAGCGGCCAGGGTAAAGTTCCGCGGATCGGTACCGCGCAGCTCAAAAATGGTCCGCTCCTTCATACACAAAAGATAATCGCCGAAGGGCTCGATAGCCAGGAAGCTGTCGCCGTCCCATGTAGGCTGGTTGATTACGCCGCCGCCCATCTCAGGATAGGTTGTATCCGCATCCCAGTCGAAAGGGTTATATGGTTTGCTATAGAAGACGCTGTCAGGATATCCATCAGCACCCAGGCCCCATATACGCTCTGCGTACCGGCCAAGATGAGCAAACTTAATATCCTGGTAATCTGTCCCGATGTTCAGCGTTTTGGGCTCTACGGACAGATCGTCCCCGTAGACAACAATCATGCCATCTTTGGCATTGGACATAATCAGGACATCCACAGTATCACCGTTTCTTACCGTCTCATAGGTGACGGCAGACCAGACAGAGCTGTAGAAATTGGATGCCCTCTCTACCCAGCCGGCAGTACCAAGGGTATATGTGTAGATGCTCCCATGAGCAGCAGCCACATAAATGTCCGGATCATCCGGCCTGGTCCGCCTGTAAAACCTCTCAAGGGTTTCTATGGGATATTCAAGAGTCGGGAAGGCCGGGCTTGTGCCGTAGGCTGTGGCAAGCAAGCCCCGTTCTGTGCGGATATTCTCCGCAATGTACGCATAATTCTGGGAGATATTCGTGTCGCCCTGAGCCTGAAAAACCCCAGTAGGTGTCGGAATCGAAAAGCTTCCGGAGAAATCAGAATCGGAAATTGCCATCCGATCACCTCCTAATAGGGCCAGTTCCTGCTGGTTGCGCGGTACAGGTTCTTCCGGTGCGTTACGCTTCCGTCTGCTACAGGCTCAATGGACTGCATGGCAGACAGGTACTGGCTCAGGTACGGCTGTGCCTGAGACTGCTTGGCCAAGTTGCCTATCGATTTGTACTTGTAACACACATAATCCACCAGCCCCAGATGCGCGGACTGCGGAATCCTGGGCTCATCTGTGTCCTCAGACAGAGGCGGATATTCTATCCTGCACAGCAGGGTTATGGGCTTCTCCCAGTACGAACGGTCATGGATATGGATGCTGTCCCCTTCAGGGTTGACATCCACCAGAAGATCATCTCCGTGTTCCGATTTGGCGGAAATAATGGACCGCACATGCCATCCCTTGATCACGGCATCCCCATGGTCATCCGTTACAATGTCGAAGGACTTCCTGGGCTTCAGGTAATCATTGACTGCCTTCAGGTATCCTTCGTTCACATATTCGACAAAGAGGTCCCGGAAATCATCGATGTCAGCGGGATCCTCGTCTAGCTGGCGCAGAGCCAGCCGCATGATCTGAGCCAGCGTCATGTTTTACTCCTTAAATCTCGCCCGCATTTTCGAGCAGTTCGATCAGCTGAGGCGGCAGATCATAGGACTCGCCGCGCTTAAGATAGAATGCCTGGCCATTGATGGACAGAAAGATCACGTCATCACCGGAACCGGCAATGCGCGGAAGCCGCACTTTAGTGGGCTTGTAATCACCTACACCAATAGCCGCCATCTTGGTCTTCATGTTTTTCTTTGTGTCTTCAAGTTCAGCAGCCATTGCATAGCTGGCTGTCTTGATGCTTTCTGTAGTGTTCAGATTCATAATTACCTCCTAGAAAGAAAGGCCGGGAGCATAAAGCCCCCGGCTTATTGATTAGGCAGTGAATCCGCACTCAATGCGCACGCAGTACTGCGGCTGCACGCACTTGACGCCGAAGCCGTTCAGCTTCCATCCGACCGTGGCGATCTGATCCAGAGGATCGATCGTGCCGGCACTGCCAGGATTCTTCACGATAACCCGCGGAGAGCCGCCCATCAGATCGGTGTCGTAGAAGGCGTCACGGCCCAGAACGATAACGGAAGCGACGTCAGCGGAGCTGGCACCCGCGCCAGTGAAGATCTTGATGTTAGTGGCCTCAACAAGACGCACACCATACAGGCCGTTCAGGCGGCCAATCTCACCGGTGTAGATATTTTCCTTATCCTGGTACTGGGATACAGCCAGGAAACGGGGGTCATCCTGCAGGTCATAGGTGATGTTCGGGTTAATGATGGCAACATACATGCCGCCGTCAAAGGGCTCGGCCAGGTTGTTCTTCAGCTGAACAACAGCCTTGCGGAGCTCGACGTTGGTCAATTTATCCGAAGCGGCCAGACCGGAGCGGGCAGTCTTCCCATTGGCATAGATGACAGAAGTCGCAGTGGCCATCTCATCACGGACAACCTCGTCAATGGAACGCCAGCCGGCATTGGCCATTCTCTTGACCCGGCGCTCGATGCGCTCGTCCAGGTGGACAAGATCCAGCCATTCAGAAGTACGCACATAATCACCGTACTGGGCGATGTTCATGATTACTTCCGTCTCTGACAGCATCTGGCCATTGCCAGGATTGCCTTCAGTGAGCGGCGTGGTATTGCTGGCCACCTTGAGCAGCTTGCGCAGGCTCATGGATGTGCCGTTATTGCGCGGAAAAGGAACATGGGTGCAGAACTGTTCGTGCACCAGCTTGGCTTCCTTGTCCTCAAGAAGAGTGCGGTTATAGTAGCGCTGCATACCGGCAGAAAGACCGGTAGAGCTCGACATATTGGTGTTGGTGGGCGTGTAATCATTAAAAGCGGGCATAGTTAAACCTCCTTAGAGTTTAACCGCTTTGCCCTCCATCCGCATTTTGTGAACGCGTTCCCGGAACGCTTTGAACTGGCTGTCGGTCATGGAATCGATCATATCTGCCATGGAATCTCCGGAACCGGAGCCTGTTGCACCGCGGACAGTGGGCACAGCGCGTTTTCGTGTTGTGTTTTGCTGTCTGGCTGCTTTTTCATAAGCACGCGCCGCCTGACGCAGGGTCATGCCGTTGCGCATGTTACTAATCACAGTCTTGTCGGTGGCGAGTTCCTGGAGCTCATCGTCAGTCCATCCGTCCTGACGCAGAGTCTCAATGTCAGCATTGATTTCCTCGGTCCTGTCTGCGCGGGTACCCTCTCTCGCTTTCAGGATTTCCTTGGCTGCTTTAACACTGATATCCGGATCAGATTTGGCCATCTCCTGAGCCTTATGCTCACGGATCAGCTCCCGCACTTCAGCTTCAGACATTCCCAGATCACGATAGATCTGTTCCTTCTGGCTCTTCAGTGCCGCTCTGATCTGGCTGCTCCTGTCCTCGCCTTTGTTGGCCCTGGGCTTTTCTTCCGGCTGCTGGCTGTCGTCGCCAGATTCTTCCTCGACCGTTTCTTCACCGGACATTACGCTTGCTGCCAAATCCTCAGCGGAAATGACTTCCGCCGCCTGTGTGTCGTCCACAAGCTGTTCCTCCGGAATGGAGGCGACCATAGTTTCTTCGTTCATGTGTATCTCCTCGCCCCTTTGGGCGTCGTCAGCCTTTCGGCATATTAAGCAAGGGGTTTATTCCCCTGTTGCTGCGATGAAAGCAAACCGGAATAATCGACGTTTCCGGGAGCGGGAGCGCTTGCCTGCTCCTGCTGCGACCTTCTGGCAATCTGACCGCCGCCCTGACTTGTCATGGCACGCATGTATCCCTGGTTTGCACGTTTCTGCTGCTCCAGCTGTGCAGTCAGGTTCTCGACCTGGGCCTGCATCTGCTGAATCTGCTGCTGGACTATGGAATTCTCCTTAACCACCTTGAGAACAGAACTCTTGGTCCTGTAGCCTTCCATCAGACCGATCACAGCTTCAGGCGGGAGCGGCTGGCCAGCCTGCGCACAGATCTGCGCACACTGGTTCAAAAACTCGTTGTCAACCTGGAGCTGGAGCGGGTTGCGCTTCTGGACCTGGACCTGTACGGAATAGGCCGGCTTCTTCAGCTCGTCCCCTTCGAATCCTGGAGCGACCAGCTGGATTACCCGGTCCACCATGTTGCCGGTGCTGTCCCAGCCGCCCACTATGCGAATCTTCCGCTCGGGGCTCAGGTACTCGGAAACGTCCCACATGACCTGCTCGACCATCAGTTTGAAAGCCTGCTTGAAGTGCTCGGTGTGCATCCTGGTGATCTTGCCGCCAGCCTCCTGCAGAGCCTGAATGGCAGATGCAGCAGTGACGCCCAGGCCACCTTCGCCGCGGCTGAACTGGTTCTGGCCGCAGTCCTGCTTCATGGCGTCGATCAGATAGTTCATGATCTGATAGACCTGGCCGTTCAGCGGATCCGCCTGGACTGTCTGCAGAATCTCCCGGATGTCGTTTCCTTCGAACTCCACATAGTCTTTGGAGTAATCGCTCACATCTTCCGGATTGATGCCGGCAGAGCGCCGGATATAGGTCTTCGGCTTGCTGGAGACTCTGGCGTTGTCATCGATGTACTTCAGGTACCTGTCGATGGCGTCCTGCTGGGACTGGTAGTCGTGGATCATACCGGTCCCGAAGGGCCGCCTGAACACGCTCCTGTACTTGAACAGCACGAACGGATACAGCCCATGGGCGTAAACGCCCTGCGCATACTCGCCTTTCTTGGGACCGCCGTACTCCAGCTCTGTAGAAAACAAAAGTGCACGTCCGGCCATCAGGGCCTTGTGCACTCTGTTTTTTCTCTTTTTCGCGTCATAGGTCTTGTACCAGAACTCCAGGAGGATTGTGGAATCATCTCCGCCGGGAGCCTCATAGACCGGATCAGAATAATCATCCACCAGCGTGGACTTGTCCGGGCGGACATACTTCCCGTCCTCCGGAAAGTGATCCATTACCCAGGCCACAGTCACCCTGCTGGCCAGGAAGATTCCTCTGCCGTCCTGGATGTTCTCGTAGGCCGGGTCCGGGTAGAAATCCTCCGGGTGGACCGGCATGACATTGACCATGCCGTCGCCGTCCTCCATGTCATCGTCCCAGAAAATCTGGGCAATGCCTGTACCGGTTACAGCGGCGTCCTCCATGATGGAGGCATATGTCTCCGGCCAATTCGCGTGATAGAGAATGTAGGCAACCAGATCAGAGATTTCTTCTGCGACATATGCAGTCTCCTCCCGTTCCGGAAGCAGCTTGGCTTCCGGCATGTTGTCCAGCTGGTCCGCAATCACGTTGTCTATGCAGGAGTTGAGCGTATAGCTGGCCGGTGCCAGCGGATTGGACCTGGCATGGGCCATCTGCCGGGTTAACCTAGAAGCGTGCATTTCCTCATGATCGTCCATCAGCTTCTCCCGATAGAACTCAAAGAGCTGATAAGCCCGGTTCACCAGGGCGCGCTGCTGATCGGTAAGCGGCTGCTCCTCCCATTCCAGGTCTTCCGGTCTTGCCCGGATGTCTCCGGGAAGACGATTGTTCTTAGGCATATCTTGTCCTCTCAATCAATCATCCAAAGGATTGTAAATTTTCTTGGGCCTCGGCACGGCGATCCTGGGCGGCAGAGGCCTGCTCTGCAGGAAGTACCTGCACTCGTCATAGGCGTGGTCCTCGCCGTCCGTGTCGATGTCCTCGACCTTATGCTCGTCATAGACCAGCGTAGGCAGCGTCCGGATGATGGCCTCGCAATTGGAAAAGAAGTACATCATCGGGCGCCCATCAGCATCGAACTTGAGGTATTCATGGAAATTGTTTTTGCCGGCTATCCTGGTGTTGTCGCCTTTTTCGAACACGACTCCGGAAAACACTCTCCGGATCTGCTCCTCGACGGAGACTCCGCGGGACTCGTCAAATATGGCCGGGTCCGCAATGCCCCGGAAATGGATTCCTTCCCGGAATTCCGGCTCAAGCCACTGGGCCAGCGCCTCGCCGATCTGGGAAGGCGTCCACATCAGTCCGACATTCGCCTCGCCTGTCTTGCAGCCATAGAGCTCCTTGTACCGGTACACTCTGCCGTCCGGGTCTACTGCCCAGGCACCAAAGCTGAACGGCCTGGAATACCCATGGTCAAAGCTGATGTACCGCGGCCAGGACAGCGGAATATCAAACGGCTCAATGACATGCGTCCACTTCTGGTCCAGGTAATGCTCCGGATCATTCGTGAACTCAGGAAAGGCCTGCCCTTCAAAGCTGTCCCATTTGCCATATAACAAAGCCTCCCTTAGCTTGGGAGGCTTCATCATCAGTTCAATTGTGTAGTCATCCGTAATATAGGGATTGTCGCGCACTGTCGCCGGAATGTACTGGCAGGTGTACCTTTTGCGGATCACCTTGTCCAGCTCTTCGTCCCGGTACTCGATGTCATGCACGACAATCTTCTGGCCGATGTTCGTGGAATCAACAAAGTAATTCTTCACCCAGCCATGACCGGGACCGCCCGGGTTGCTGGCGGAGCGGACTATAGGCGTCACACCCAGCTTGACCGGAGCACGCAGTCTGGTCCGGATGTACTCGTACATGCTCTGCGAGAAGTGTGTAAGCTCGTCAAAGTACAGCCACTGGATCTGAGCACCCTGGTATTTCCGCTTGTCCTTCTCTTCATTCAGGTGGCAGAAATGCATTTCACTGCCGTTCCTGAAAATGTACTTGTGATCTCCGGCGCGATAGGCCGCAATCTTCGGGTCTATGATTTCCTGCGCAGTCGCGATCAGGGTCTGCTCCAGCTCTGGGAACGTCCGTCGGAACAGGTATGCATGCGTATGCGAAAACTTCGCACACCGCATGTAGGCATCCCAGACCATTGAGTAGCTCTTGCCGCCGCCGGCTGCTCCTCCATAAAGGATTTCCCTGGCGGTGGATTCATGGAACAGGCGCTGCTTCGGCGTCGGCTTGTAGTCAAAAACAATCTCAGGCATCAGGCATCACCCTGGAAGACATCCACATGAAGCGGACAGGAACGGACCGGATCAGTCATCCGGCATGCCCAGCTTGATGTCTTCGTTCCCTGCAAACCGGATCACAATCTCGTTGTCCTCTTCTTCTACCTTGCTCTTGACGCCGGCACGGTTCAGCAGCTCGACGCAGGCATTCTGGATCACGTACTGGTACGGCATGTTGTCCTTCGTCACCCGCTGCTTGGATATCTTGATGATCTGATCTATCGCGTCCGGCGTGGACTCCAGCGCCTTCAGCTGCACCAGGTCCGCCTTCAGCTTCGCACGCTCTTTCCGGAGCTCTACCTTGCGCTCAAATTTCTTGACCAGCTTGACGTTCGAAAGAATCTTGTTGATGGCAGTAGGATTCACGCCGTACTTTGCAGCCAGAGCACGCTGGCTGATTGTGGTCGTGTAATACTGTTCGATGATGTCGTTCCTCTGGAGAGGGGTAAGTTTAGTCTGCTTCGGGTCAGCCATGTCATCACCTCCTGACTGCTTTGGCTGTTAGTAATCGCTAATTTTTGAAGCCTGGAAAATGCTCAAAAAATTTTTTTGGTGCACGGGGGCAAGTCGGGTATGGGGAGAGGAGGCCTCAAATTTTCCGCTACGGGCGCGAGTCCGAGGGCCGATTCCGCCTCCCCCCATGGGCCTCTTTTTCTGTAGTTTTCACTTTTTTATGCAACTCTCCGAAGATGGAAACAGGTTGTTAACCTATCACCAAAGAAAAGAAAAATAGTAAAACCTCACAGTATATGATAGTCATATGCTAAGAATAGTTGTGCATCTAGCACAGATACTGGACATCTGCCCCTGCTCAGTACATCCCTTAGTGCATCCCTGAGGGGTGCGGCGAGGGGCGAGGTCAGGGGTTCGGGAGGTGTGGCGAGGGGGCCGGGGGTCGGCTCGATCCGGGCGCGATGAAGCCTCATCCCCCGTTCCGCACTATCCTTGCCAGACTGACCTTCAGCGCCGAATCCCCTTTCCCCCTTATATCGAAAGAAGCAGGACATGTGCTTGCCCTGCTTCCCGATGCTATAAGCCTACCAGATAAAAAGTGCACAGTAGTGCAGTCCTCAGAAATATTTCTCATGAAATGCTTCCAGAGCTCTCTCATGGAGGATAAAGGACCAGCGGCGCTCGATCTCAAGGCGGATCATGATATAGGTCCAGCTGCGGTGATCGATGTACCTCAGCTCCAGGAGCCGCTTCAGGCGCTCGTCCTCCATCTGATCAATGGCATCCTGAATCTGCTTGCGCATCAGGTTGAGCCGGTCTATCTCGCCATCCAATTGAAGCTCAAGGTCCACAACGGAGATGGCTGCATTTTCCACATTGGACCTGTTGCCCGTGCCTGATGCCCTGGTCGCGCTCCAGGTGCTGGTTGCCCTGGTGCCGGCCTCTCTGAGCCTGGCTATCCGCTCATAGAGCTCTGTGATCCGTCTGTCTGCGTCCCTGTACTGCCTGAGGACCTTCTGGGCCTCATATGCCTTTCCGGTCATGATCAGCTCTCCTTAAGTTCAGCCACAGTAATCATGATGCCCGGAACATCGGACCAGACCTTCTGGATGTCCTCCATGCACACCTGAGCATCATCCACCCAGAATCCCAGACGGGTCATGCAGTCCTTGAGCATCTTGTTCAGGTTGTCCGTGTCCGGCTTGGAAGTCTTCCAGGCACCGTCCTTGTGCTTCCCCTTATGATCGAACCTCCAGACGCAGGACAGGATCAATGGCCCGGAGAGCGGCTCCGGCGGCTTATGCTCATAGAGGTAATCCATGAGCTTTTCTCTCGCGTCGGCGAGCCTGGCATCCTCATAAACAAATGGCTTGCCGTTCTTGGAGACACCCAGCCTGTGCTCCTGCTGGGTGACAGTAGGCGGATTCATGGAAAGGAAAAATCTGAGCACCCAACTCACCTCTTTCTCATCATCAGCTTCAATGCAGATTCACTGCAGCTTCACTGTCGCTTCAATGTTGTTCACTGTTCATTCTTCTTGTTCTGTTCGTTCTTACTTTTTTTTGTTCTTCTCTGTTCCGTCCATCGTTGACCGACAGCTGAAGCGGGATGGCTGTGTAAGTGTCTGGTAGGTGGGGGGAGCCTTAGCCCCCCACCACCACCATACACACACACCATTCCTGCTGTTCACGGTGCATCGCCTATTATACGTAGTATACAGGGATTGCACGGAACAAATGCATTCTCTTGATAATGCATCAATGTTGCACATGTGTATTGCTGTGCATATTCTTAGAGAATTCCAGAGAACGAACATGTGTTTACCTCTGTAAAAATCAGGTGTTGCACGGCTTGCACAGCCTAAAACTGCTCTTGTGCGCACTCTGATTCATCAGGTATAAAATGACCTTTTTCCAACTTATATCCTGCCTTATATGCCCTTCTTCTTACAGTACTTTCATTCAATTCCGGAAAGAATGCATAGACCTCTTTGGCGCTTCCGTCCGTGCTTGCAATGGCTGCCCGGAAAGCCTCTATGGCCTCTTCCTGCTTCTTTTTGTTGGCTTTATGCATGGCTTCCAGGCCCTTCTCCTGGCTGGTCTTTTCATAATTCATGGGCTTTGCTCTGGCCAGTATGCTGGAACCGTCCACCATATGGATGGGGTAATCGAACCAGAGCTGCCTGGGCTCAAATGCAGGGAATTCTCTGAGGGTCCCTTCTATTCTCCATGCAGTGCGCTGTTCTATGGCATTCTCTGCTTCCTGGATCCTCTGCAACAGGACCGCAAACACTTCCGGTTTAAGCAGCCTTTTTGCTGCCTCGAACATGTCCACGGGATCCTCCAGGGCCACTCCGTCGAGGTCCTCCATCCAGCTGAAGAATCTGTACTGCTTAATAAAATAGAGACACAATTCAGCACGTTTCCGGGCCTTTTCCCTGGCATACTGCTCGTCCTTCACCTGGATCTGGATCATGTCCAGGATTGCGTCAGGATCCCGGGCAAATACTCCGGAACCAGAGGACCTGTCCGCAGAGCGCTTCTGTCCCTGCTGGCCCTTTGAGTGATGATGGCAGTATATGACCGAGCATCCCAGCTCAGTAGCTACCTTATCAAACTGATTGCAGAACTGGGCCATCTGATCCGCGCTGTTCTCATCGCCTGTAATGATTTTGTATATCGGATCAATGATGATGGCAGCATAATCTTTTTTCTGTGCCCGGCGGATCAGCTTGGGCGCCAGCTTGTCCATGGGCTCCGATTTGCCTCTCAGGTTCCAGATGTCGATATTGGACCTGTATGTGCCCTTCAGCCCCATAGCCTTGTACACATCCACAAAACGCCGTATGCAGCTCTTCTCGTCCAGTTCCAGGTTGACGTACAGCACCGATCCCTGCGCACAGGGGAACCCGATCCACGGCTGGCCTTCTGCTATTGCTATGCACAGCTCGATCAGGGCAAAGCTCTTTCCTGCCTTGGATGGCCCGGACAGGAGCATTTTGTGCCCCTGTCTGAGCACTCCACAGATTAGCTGAGGCGCCAATTCAGGAGGATGATCGAACCAGGCATCCAGGCAGTCTATCTCCGGCAGGTCATCATTGGAAGATTCGATATATTCCTTCCAGGCAGCAAAATCAGGCTGGCCTATTCCTTTGGCCACGATGTACTGCGGATGGCCGGCACGCATGAATCCCGGGAACCTGGACAGCCTTGACGGGTTTCTGTTCTGCTTATCCAGAGTCAGCCCGTTGGCCTCGCAGACCTTGTAGATGTAATCTACGCGGCTCTTGTACTCTTTCAGGCTGTCCGCATCCACATGGACTATGGCGTGCAGGCTCTTCTTGCCGGAGTGCACCAGGACAGCTACCGGAAGCTCCAGCTGCTTGATGAGCGTGTACTGCCGGTTCAATTCCATATTGTCACACTCGATCAGAGCATACCGGTAATCCGTGACGTTCTCGTCCCTGATCCCGGCCCCGTCCAGAGGATTGAACCGCACCCAGGCGCCGGCTTCTTCCTTATAATCGCCCAGGGCCTGGCTCAGGTCCCCATTGTACCGGTCCAGATCTCTGAGGATGTCTTCTGCTGTCCGCTTGTAGCTGCCTTTATCCGGAAGATATCGGATGCTTCCGTCTTCTTCCTGTTTCTCCCATGTAGTCACCACATAGCCGACATATTCATCCGGCATAAAAAGAGTGTTGATGTACTCGCGGATCTGCTGGGCCGGATCAAAGTCTCCCGGCCCGGGCAGGTCCTCGTTCTGGATCCACCGCTGGTCTATTACTCTCAGGTCATGGGAGTCTGCGATGAATTCCTCGTCCCAGCCCAGTGCCCTGGGCATCTCTCTTGCATATCCTCCATACCGTTCCGCCAGCTCCACAATCGTCCCGGAAGTGATCGGATTAGGGCTTCCCCTGAAGCTGAGCCACTTCTGGGCACACTCGCCCTTGTGGTACCTGGCATGATCTCTGGCGCTCCAGGACTCCCACTCCGTTACCTGGAAACCTGAATTCTGGAGTGCCATGCCTACATGCAGCCACTCCTCATAGCTGCACTTTGCAGGATCGATCATATGGAGGATGTTCAGCAAATCATCATGATTGTTCATTGCTATTCTCTTTCATTGCCTTTTCGATTGCGTGCTTCATGCCGGCACCACTGGCTCCTCCAACGAGCAGCATATCGTCATCTTGGTTATCTTTTTCAATATCTACATCTGGTTCAACAAAACCGACAAGATCGAAGTTCGCCACTCTAAAACTGCATTTTTCATCATGCCACCAGCATTCACTATCAATCCATTCTTGCTCATAGAAGTGAACGCAATGGTAGCATTTGGGGCATCGTAATGCTGTCTCCAGTGCCGCCTCCATGCGGTCGATGACGTCAGCCAGATGGCAAAGATACTCATTCAAATAATATACGGTAAACGTATTATGCTTCGTCCAGTTTAGTGCGGCATAAGATACATTTTCTAACTGTTCCCATTTATAGGCATATGATTCTGGGGTTGATTGCGGCAGATCGCTTATCGTCTGCCCGAAACGGTTTAATAATTTCTCGATTCTTTCATCAGCAGTCATTCTTTATCCCCCACTTTTCTTTTACCATTTCAATATCATGTTTAAGAAGCTGTTTTTCAGCCTCTGTCCAGAATCTTTTTACTGTCCAAGTGGTTGGGAGGTCTTCTTTGTCTTCATCCTGAATACTCTGTCCGCAATCAATCTTTTCAGCTGGAACCCATTGCTGCTCATCTTCACACCACTCATGGTGAAGAATGTTTTCCATGAATGATGAATAGCATTTTCGGCACAGGTGATAGGAATCACTCCTGTCTATCCAAATCTCATGGTAATCGCCCTTTTCACTTCTGGAATCATCAAACATTAAGGCTTTGCAGCCATCACACTGGATCATTGTACTCATTTTTCTACCTCTTCCTCATCTTTAATTTCCGCATTTTTAAATGCCTCGATGAGCATGTTTATCGTCTCTTCCTCATAGTTTCCTGCCCAAAAATCGAAATCTGCTTTAACTCGTTCAAAAGTGCCCTTGAATCTATCCTTCTTCAGTTCTCCAACAAATTCTTTCGGTATTCTGATCGTTACTATTGCATCCATATCTTTCTCCTCAAGTTCTTTGAATCCATTATGCGTGCAAAATGCATATACGATTCGTTCCATACATAAAAGGCAAGGATTCTTTTTCATACCATTTCCCACCGCTTTCAAGATCTACATCAATTAGTCCAACTCGCATCTTTCGGCCTATACGTTTTCGGTTCAATGTCCCATGGTATTTTCCAGTTGTTTGCTGAGATTTTCCCGATCATCTTATTGGCATCTTCAAACTTCCACATGCCAACATTTTTGAATCCGAGCCGTTCCAAGAATCTGATCTGCTTAGGAGTACTGAGGCCCTCGTCGATCCGGCTGTGCAGGCTCCTGAGCAGCTGATCCGCTTCGCCCTGGGTCTTGATCTCTCCGGCAAATATGCCCAGCTTTTCAATGCTGTCAATCGTCTTCTGTGTGGGTGCCGCTTCCTCTTCCAGGAAAGACGGCTGGTAATTGGCCAGCTCATAGCTGTGGATGCTCATGGCAAACTGCAGAGGATCCACAAGTCTGGCCTTCTTTTTCCTCATTGCGGCAAGCTGCTGTGCCAGGGCCTGCTCTCTCTCGTTGATGACATCGCTTTCCGCTTCTTTCTCTGCCTCTTCCAGGTCAACAGCTTCCCCGTTTTCCATGTTCTCCGTCATCTTCCTGGCTACTGCATCGTCCTTGCAGATCAGGCATGCAGGCCGGCACAGCTCATGCCGCTCAATCATCCACAGGAAATCCAGGAGCAGCAGGTTTTCTTTCCCTGGAAACAGCCGGGTGCCGCGCCCGATCATCTGACAATTACCTACGATAGAAACTTTGCCATTATGCCTAGTCACCAATGTTCCAAGTTCATTTTCTACGCACCAGCACATTTCATTTGAATGTGGTTCTTTTTCCCATGTCGAATGTTCTCCGTATAACGAACCAACTTTAACGAATTCCTGTTTTTTTAGATGAATTGTCCAGATTGGATTCTGATTAGTTTTAGAGTCGCATGTTATGTTTGCCCTGTATCCTCGTTGAATTGCCATAATCTGAAGGCGTTCAATGAATTCCCTGTTTCCTTTACTTATGTGATATGAATGCTGAGTCCAATTTTTTGAATGCTGCTTGTGTCCATCTCCAAGGTGTATTGCTTCAAGCATTACATCAAACTGTCTTTCCGTCATATCAAACAGCTTTGTACTTATGTCCTTCGAAATATATTCTTCCAAATATCCCCAGCCTCTGCGGTCTTTATGTGTTCCCCTAGGTTTTCCTTTGCTAATAGTCCACCACACAACAGGACTAGTTCTTTTGTACCCGCTATCAATAAATCTTTCATGTCTCCTGTACTTAAGATTGCAGCCATCAATACATTTCTGGATATCTTCAAGCCATGGCTGATGACTTTCTTGGGTGATTGTTATTGCATTATTAGTCTTATTAATGGATCCATCTGTCATTACCCACCCTATAAAACGCAATTCATCATCAGATAAAGATACGCCCTTGAAATCAGAGTGCCCAGATACAGGGAGATATGCGCCATCATTCAGGTCTGCGAGTTCTTCAGCAGTTTTAAATTTCCATCCTGTATGACGTTTATTGTCGTACAGCATGCGATGCTTGTTTGTAACTCTTATACTTGTACTTTGTCCGTTTATTGAGCAAAAGAATTCATCTGGTTCGAGATGTCTTCTAACTTTCGCAAGCGCTGGCACAAACTTGATTTTGCCTGTTTCCTTATCGAAAGCAGCAACCTCATCACCAATTGAAACGTCATTTTTCCATCCGTCCGGAGTTAAGACTTCAGTGGATTCATCCAAACAGTACAGGCCTCTTACCTTGGTAGGCCTGAGGACCACAATGCAGTCCACGCTGGGGCAATCCCAGCCTTCCGTCAGGAGCATTGAATTGCACAGGACCTGGTATTCTCCCTTATCAAATGCCTGGAGAATCTCTGCCCTGTTTTCGCTGCCTCCGTTGACTTCTGCGGCCTTCATTCCTCTGTCATTGAGCAGCTGGCAGAACTTCTGAGAGGTGGCGATAAGCGGCAGGAATACCACTGTCTTGCGGTCCCCGGCATAATCGATCAGCTTGTCTGCAATCTGCTCTAGGTATGGATCCAGCGCATTTCCCAGGGAGCCTGCAGCATAATCTCCATTCTGCATTGTGACTCCGGAAAGATCGATCTGCAGAGGGATAGTCTGGGCCCTGATCGGGCACAGGTATCCGTTATGGATGGCTTCCGGAAGCGTGTACTCATAGGCCAGGGACTCAAAGTACTGGCCCAGGTTCCTGTGATCTCCGCGCTCCGGTGTGGCTGTAACACCCAGCACTCTGGCTTTGCTGAAATGATCCAGGACCGCCTGATAGGATGCGCTCAGTGCATGGTGCGCTTCGTCAATGATGATGGTGTCGAAATAGTCTTCCGAAAATTTAGCCAGGCGTGCTGGCCGGCATAATGACTGCACGCTTCCGACGGTCACCCGGAACCAGGAGCCGAAACAGCTTTCCTCTGCCTTCTCTACGGAACAGCCCAGGCCTGTGGTTTTATTGAGCTTGTCTGCGGCCTGCTGGAGCAGCTCCGCCCTGTGAGCCAGCACCAGCACCCGGTGGCCACGCTTGACTTCTTCGCGGATAACGGCAGAAAACACGATAGTCTTGCCGCATCCGGTCGGGAGTACAAGCAGGGTCCTGCTGTGCCCGCCGTCCCATTGGGCGAGCACAGCGTCCCTGGCTTCCTGCTGATATGGCCGCAATTCAATCTCAGCCACGCCCGAAGCCGCCGCCAAAACCTCCAGCGAAAGACTGCTGCTGCGGTGCACCGAACTGTGCAGGCGGCTGTGTCGTTGTGGCGCTGTATACAGGCTGGCTTTCCTTCTTGTAGAATTTATCGATCTGGTTGGTCTTGTACTGCTTTCCGTTCTTCTCATATTCATAGACAGAGACTTTGCAGCGCCCGGTACCGCCGACAGCCTTTTCGATCATGTTGGGTGTAATGTGATCGCCTTCCTTGAAGATTCCGGTGGCAAACATGACTTCTGTGATCTTCCATTGCATTGTGTTGACCAGGAAGAGAGAGTACTTTGTATTGCCGGTATTGACGCCGTCCGTCAGGTCCACGCTCAGCTCGATCTGTCCGCAGGGCGGGAGCTTTGCGGAACCATTGAAGCGCTTCCGCTCAAAGCTTGTGATCGTAAAATTGTAATCACCGGCAGGCAGTGGCTCGTATGATTTCTCTTCTGCTACAAACTCCTCATCCCAGCCAATCTCACGGGGCATTGCATTGTTCTCAGCCATGATTCATTCCTCCTTAAAATGGCATGTCCTTGATTTGATCTATAGTCTTCTTTACTTCAGGCCAGTAGGCCACAAGCATTCCGCTGATGAATTCCGCGCCATAATCGATGATGGCAGTGTCTTCCGGGAAATATTGAAAATGCGCTACAGCTTTCCGGACATCTTCTTCCGTTGCTCCGTCTGCTTCCATGAGCTTCTGCAGTTTGGCCAGGGCATCAATCAGGGCCGGATCAGCTTTGACTTCTTCCACTGTCTTCTGCATGACAGGCGGCTCAGATTTCTTCTTTTTCTCCTTCTTGGGAGCAGGATCCGGAGCAGGTGCAGCTTCCTGGGCAGGTACCTCGATAGGCGGAAGCGTCATCCCGGAAGGAATGATGCTGGCAATTGCCGCATACTCAAAAGGCAGCTCATCCGGAAGGCCGAAGCGGTTCTTCGCGTCGTAAGTGGTATTGTGGGTGGTGTACATGAACCGTCTCCCACCTTGAGCTTTTCCTTTACCGTTTTCATCTTTGACGATAAAGGTTTTGTAATTCGCGAACAGGAGCATATCTGCCCATTCCTTAACGAGAGGACAGGTCTTTTTCTGCATCTTCAGCTCCCAGCGATCATAAGTGCCCATCTCTTCCGGAAGAGTTACTGTCCTCATGAATGCATGCGCAGTCAGCAGAATATTGATTCCATGATCACAGGCAAGTGTAAGCTTATCCAGAAGACGGCCCATCTCTTCCACCAGGTATGTATATCCTTTTCCATATCCGGCAGATTCCAGGCCATCCCACTTATATTTTGCGCATAGCTGCTGGATGCAGAGCCGCTCCGCCCAGTCGATAGTATCAATTACCAGAGTCTGGCACAGGGAAGGATTGGCGATTACATAATCGACTTCTTCCATGAGCATGGACCATGATGTAGGATTTGGAAGTCTCTTGACATTGAGCTGGCCGGTGGATCCCTCAGTATCGATGAACAGAGGATTAGGAAACTGGGAAGCAAAGGTGGATTTTCCCAGCCCTTCCACGGAATAGAGGCAGATTTTAATTGGCTTTTTCAAAACGCCATCTTGAATCTCGAACACGGTTATTCCTCCTAGATTTCATTTGTTCTTTCATAAATGTTCCTGGTATTATCTGATGAATCCTCCCCTTTTTTCTTCAGGCTTATCCTGGATCAGGCCATCCTCAATGATGATGCTGCACTCGTCTCCGGAGCTTACCCGGGTGGCGATCACCTGCAGGCCCTGCCCCTTGAGCCAGGTATTGAACATCTGCAGAGTGTCCGTATCCATCTGCTCCAGCTTGTCCATGAGCACAAACTGGCATTTAGGATTGATCGCCTTCACGATAGATGCAGCCACAATCAGCTGATCGGAGCCGCTCATGGCATCCCATTTGTGGCCGTTGTGGGTCAGGCACCCATCCTCTATGCCGAGGTTCGGAAGCGGAAGATTGGCGCCTTTCAGCAGATCCTGACGTGCCTGCCGGAGCTTCTCGATCTGGTCCGTGAGGCCGTTATACTGCTCGTTCAGCTGGTGCGCTTCTTCCTTGGCCTGTTCCTTGGCCATGTTCGCCCGGACCTTGGTGTTTATTTCATCGATGTCGTGCAGCTTGGCCTGAATCTCATCAGTCGATTCATCGATCAGCTCTTCAACCGTCTTGCTGGCGATCTCCTGATCATGCGTCAGCTGATCCAGTTTGGCCTGGGCGCCGGCAATCTGAGACTGAAGCTGAGACATCCTGTCCATCAGCATCTGCAGCTCATTTGTGGCCCGTTCGCGTTCCAGGATGATTTCCTTCAGCTGGTCCCGCTTCCGGGCATTCTCGCCATTTCTGGCCAGGATAGCGGCATTCTCGTTGATCAGCTCTGTAGCGGATACCGGCTGATTGGGTGCATCGGTGTATTCCGGGAGGCCTTCAGCGTACTTGCTCTTCATGGTGGCCATCTGGCCAAGCGCCCTTCTCTGGTTGTAAAGCCGGTCATATTCCTGGTCCATGGCTTTGAGCTGATCGCCCACACCAATGATCTTCAGGAGTGTCTCCGCCTTTTCCTTATCACTGGCCTGCATGAACTTGGGAAGATCCAGTGCCAGGACCTCAATGAAATCATCCAGGAGCTTCTGGCCATAGCGTCTTCCGGAAGGATCAGTAACTGTCAGGTCCGAGTTTTTGCCCTTGCGCTCAACCACCAGACCATTGTCCAGGGTGATTTTGATGTGCGGTGGATTCGCCGCACCTTCCCGCTCAGGATTGGATGGGGCAAACTTTGCGCCGCCCAGAGCCCAGGCAATGGCATCCAGGATAGATGTCTTTCCCTGGCCATTTTTCCCGCCGATGACCGTCAATCCGTTGGGCGTCGGTTCATAGGTGACTGTCCGCACTCGCTTGACGTTCTCAATCTCAAAGCTATTGATTTTCATGGTTTTCTCCTTCTTTGTTGGTTGTGTAGGCGCGGATCCGCGCCTTGGGGACTCTGTTCATGGCCGCTTTCCAGGCATCGAAGCATGCATGGGCGGCATTGATGCTGTGTTTAGGATAGGTGTGCCATTGCGCTTCGCACTGCTCATTCCGGCACTCATAATAGGCTCCGTAAGTTATTCCGGATGGATCCATTCCATACCACAGCTGCATGGTCTTTCCGCACCCGGGGCAGGTAGGCTGTTCATACTTTCTGACCTGGTCTATCGCCCTTTCTTCTGCCGGTGTTGGGGCCATTCTTCCTCTCTCCTTTCAATTTGAACCACAATTGATAATCCTTGTTTATGTAAACAATCCCGCGCTTGGGCGTTGCGACGGCGATCAGGATGCCGGGCGGTCTGTTTAAGCTGCTCTTTTCCATTGATACGCACGCTTTCTTGGCTGTTGCTTAAGCAGCCTGCGTACAATCCTGGCTGATTCCTGATAGCTCATGCCGGTGTCCAGGACCTGTGCTTTCCGGTTATCCCGGGCTGTTTCTTCTGCGGCATCAATCAGGTCATGGATCAGGATCAGCGCCATGATGGAAAAGAGCACCATGACCAGAATCAGGATTGGAACCATTCTGTGCCTCCCACTGGATCAAACTTGACATCAAAGCTCTTGGCGATCATGCTGAGTCCCCACAGCTCATTCAGCGTCAGCATCTTAGGATCAGCGAAGTGTCTGCTGAGTGTTGCCTGGGACATTCCCAGGAGCGATGCAATGCGGGAAATGCTTCCCACCTTTTTGGCCAGCACATGCAGCTGTCCGCGGACCTTATCCTCGTTTGACATTTCAGGCCTCCTTCCACTATAATTAAGTGTCTTTTTTCCTTTGCCCTGCTGGGGACGGCCATCCCCGGCAGGGTAATTTTTTTTTTACTTGGAATAGACTTTCTTGAATTCTTCTTCCGTGATTTCTTCCCATTCGAAGCGGCCATTGCCGGCATTGCGCCACTGGCCAAGCCCCTTGAACCGGCCATAATCCAGGGCTGTTTCCAGTATGTCGAATGAGATATCCTTGCTCGCTTTGGTGGCGTAATTCTCGACGATGTCTACCCGGAAATAGATCTCCCAGCCAGGATCCAGAGCCTGGCTTGCAGCCAGGGCAACTCGCGGACCCTGCATTGTCTCTGCCCGGAGGGGCCGCTCGCAGATGTAATCTTCTTTGGTGTAGTAGTCCTCGCCGCTCCGGAACTGGATGTAGGTGGGGCTGATAAACACCAGGTTATCAATCTTAGACTTGGCTGCCTTGACGGACAGCTGATCCTTAAGAGTAGTAAGTGCTGCCTTGAAAAATCCCTTGATGACGTAGTCCTTGATGCACAGCCGGCCATGGTTGTCCGGTTGGAAAACCGTCATCTTGTTGTCGATCTTGTCCGCGGCATTCTGCTCCATGAGCTCAATCTCCGCGTCAACCTCTGCCTGGCGCTCTTCAGGCACCTTCTTCCGGAGATACTCCGAGTACACTTCCGGGCTGGGCGGCAGGGATCCGAGGATCGCTTCAATACCAGTGAGTTTGTAAAATTTGCATTCCGTGTTTACTTTCATTGTCTTTTCTCCTTTTTGTTGTCGTTTGTTGTTACCTCTACGCTTCAAAGCATAGCCGGAGCAATTCTGTGCGCTTCTTTTCCTCTGCCCGGCGTTATGGTGCATTGCCCATGCTATGCGCTTCAAAGCCATGCCATGGCCGCACGCTCTGTACTTCGCTTCACCCAAGCATAACGAAACCATGCTTTTCCATTGCAACTCTAAGCCCCTCCATTGCTGAACATAGCAGGGGCCGTACATAGCCATTACTTAACTGAAATCGGCTTCACTCCCGCCACACGTCGCTTAACCAATGCCCTGGATAACAAAGCAACACTCTTTCCGTACGCTGCACTGCCGCGCAAAGCCAAAGCTCTCCATCACGTTTCTGTTCCGCAGCGCGGCGTTACTTTTCCTATGCCCTACCTTGCTATGCCACGCCTTGACGCCGTTTTGCTTCTCTTTACTCCGCCACGGCTGAGCACATCTTTGCGTTAGCGACACCCATCTTTACCCCACAGTTACCAGGCAATGCTTTAGCTTGCCGTTACGAGGCGAAACCCTACAAAGCCTTTACAGATCTACGCTATGCCAAAGCTATGCTGCGCGAAGCTCCGCCCTGCCCGAGCATCACTGGTCTACGCTCTGCTGAGCCTGTGCTCCACTTGTCTGTACCAAGCAATGCTCTGCGACACTTTACTTAGCCAATACCTCGCTTTACCTTAGCAAGGCCTCGAGAAACATTGCTCTTTCCGCACCTTGCAATGACTTGCACCGCCACCGCCTCTCTCTGCTTTGCCTTTCCACAGCCATACAGCGACGTGCCTAGCCAAGCCATTGCAGTTCATTGTCGCGCTCTACCGAAGCTCCGCATCGGTCTGCCATGCCGGTGCTTAGTGGATGAAGATCTTGACCAGGAGCGCAGCCACTGTAATCACCAGGCAGATGATGATGGCTGTGTTGAACTTGTTTTTACTCTTCTCCTCATCCAGGACTGCTTTCAGCTGCAGGGCCTCAAGATTCAGGCGCTGGATTTCGCTTTTCATCTCATCCATTTCGCTCACGGCTCTAGGGTAGGCATCTTCCGGTACCGGGATGCCATGCTGTTCGACAATGTTCTGGACCTCTTCTGCGGTGCCGATCACGTTCAGGATCTGCAGCAGCTTGTCATGCGGGATGCTCTTAAGCTTGCCGCTCAGGTATCTGGAAACAGTAGATTTCTCGATTCCGGTCTTTTCGGATATTCCCTGGAACGACATCCCGGAAGCTTCCTTCATGTGGTTCAGATCTTCCAGCAGTTCCGGTGTAAGATTGATTCTCATTTTTTCCTCCTATACTCTCTGATCACTGCAATGGCATCTTCCAGGATGGCTCTCTCGCATTCTGCGTGTGAATACGGACAGCTCGCACAGTCTTCATCACTACAGCATTTGCTTGCCTGAATCAGATCACTTTCTCTTTCTGAGAGGGTTTTAAAATACATAGTCATCCAATCATTTGCTATCTTGTCATCCTTAGATGCATACCAACCAATATGAACGCCATACTCTTTGACCAATACAAGCCCCCAGCTTCCGATGCTATCGAGCTTGGCCTCGATCCGACGACCGTTATAATTCTCATAAGAAAAGTTCTTGGCTAATTCGATGTATCTGTAATTGCTGTCCCAACTCTTACGGTAGATTTTTGCGCCTTGCATGCAGAGATTCAGTGCTTCTTCAAATGTCATTGTTTCCCACCTTCTTGGTTTTCTTCCCACAATCGGATGAGTATCAAAGCGTCTTCCAGGATGAGCTGTTGGCATCTCTCAGTACAGGAATCATACGGGCAATTCTCGCAGTCCAATTTATCGTTCTTGCAACATTCTTTTGCCCTCTTGAAAGTGATTTCGATTTGTGTCCTGGTCTTTATTCCAGGCTTATATGCATTCCAGTCATTCGCCAGCATGTCCGCCTGGCTGGCCAGCCATCCAAGCTGAACACCAGAGGTTCCGACGAAAGCCAGGGCTTTGTTTCCAATAGACTTGTGGTCGGCATTGATCTGTTCTCCCTGAGGATTCTTGTAGGAGATGTTCGTAGCTAACTCCACGTACTGGCCCTTGCCGTTCCAGCCCTCGCGGTAGATTCTCGCGCCCTTCTTGCAGCATTCCAGTGCTTCTCCAAATGTCATGTCTTTCCTCCTTTACGAATTCAAATGTTATTAAGTAGTGCGTTCCTATGTAGTTCGGTCCCTCTGAGATGACCTTTACCTCAAAGTCTCCAAAGCGATTGAATAGCCAGAGAAGATCGTCGTAATCACAGACGCCTTCCCAGTGATCTCTGCGCCAGTACTTGAGGGCTTTGGGCAGGTCAGTCTTCTTTTGAATTAAGTCTTTGAGCTTCATAAAGCATTACCTTTGTATTGGACTGCTTAAGATAGATATCAATGTACATCTCGTTCTTGGCCAGGTTATACGTTACTTCCGGATAGTAGTGGCCAAGCCGCTTTGCATAGAGCGTGCACTTTTTATAGCCAAGTTCATGGGCAAACCAGACGAATTCAAGTTCTTCCTCTGTCAGATCAACATTGTGCTTTTCTTTCATAACGCGGACTGTTTCCGCTTTTGCCAGGTGTTCAAATTCCTTCGTAGTCATTTCAAACCTCCTTTATCCCTATTGTTCTGCAATTGCTTTGCTATTTCATTCATTTCTCTTCACCATATAAATTTTATGTTGCATTATGGGACGTCTTGCTCAAAAAAATATCGACCTTGGTTTCTGCGTCCTGAATGTTTAAGGCGTCGCATATTGCTATCGCTTCATCTGTATTAATGGGAGTCTTTCCATTAATTTTTGAGTTCAGCGTATTCTTATTCATTCCAGTGGCCGCAGAAAGCTGTCTCTGGGACATATCATTCTCAAGAAGAAGCACTTTTAATTTCTTTGTGTTCAATTCTGTCACCTCCTTCCGTCTCGTTTCGAGACGCATAGATATTAACTCTGCCTCAGAATTCCTGTCAAGCATTTTTATGATTTTTTTGAAAATTTGGTGATAGGGTATTGCAAATCTGGGACATGTACTGTATTATTAATACGCAGAAAGGAGGTGGACATCATAAAGAACTTTGATTTTAAGGGAAGCTTCACTAACGGAAACATCATCAACAACGAAGATGTCGCCGATCGTCTCTTAAATAAAATCAAAGAATCCGGGAAATCTTACGGCGAGCTTTCAAATGAAACCGGTCTTCATAAATCAGTCATCCAAAGATATGCAACCGGGGAAACTAAAAAAATCCCACTCACAAGATTCAAGCTGCTGGCTCAAGCATTGAACACAACAGTCTCTGAAGTCTGTGGATGGGATGAGGCTACCGCCCCGAGGGATGAATTGAATGAGCCGGAAAAGGAATTAATCAGAGTATACCGGATTGCAGAACCGGCATTTCAGACTGAAGCTTATGAGATGCTGAAACGACATCCTCGAGAAAAATAAAAAAAAGCCCTTCCTGTATTGCGAGTACAGGAAGGGCGCTCCCCCCCTTGAAATTAGCAAGAAAAAGAAAGGAGCCCATTTAAAATGGCAATTAAGAAATTAAGCAATGGCAGATTCCAGCTGAGAGCTTACATCTGCATGGATGAAGCAGGCAAGAAGATCTATAAGTCGTTCACATGCGATACTGAAAGAGAATGCAAAAAGGCCTATAAGGAATGGCTCAAGGCCGGCGGTAAAGTAGACAAGGAAAACGGCATGAAGCTGGGCGAGGCCATCGACAAATTCATTAAGACCTGCGAGGCCCAGAAGTACTCCCCTGCTACTGTTTCTAATTATAAGTGCATCCGGAAGAACAGCTTCCCGAACATCATAAATGTTCCGATCAACAAGCTGACCGCCATGATGATCCAGGAACAGCTGGATGATCGTGCAGCAGATCACTCACCCAAGACTCTCCGGAATGACCTGTATCTGATCACCACTGTGATGAAGCGGTTCCGCCCGGAGCTCAACCTGAACAGCATTATCCTTGCCAAGAACCCCAAGAAGGCCAAGCGGTCCTTCTCCCAGGACTGGGCACCGGCCATCATTAAGGAAGCCAAGGCCATGGATCCTGAGCTGGCTGTCTACTGCGCACTGATGATCAATACCGGCATGAGGCCTTCTGAGGCCTACGCCCTGCTCTGGAGCGACATTCCAAAGACACCCATCAAGGACATGAGTGGTGTAGCCTACGGCATGATTCCGGTCAACAAGGCGGAAGTCAGAGATGCTGACGGGCACTACGCATTGAAGGGCCCGAAGACAGAGTCAGGAAACCGGATGCTCTCAGTCTCCTGGCACCTGATCCAGTTCATCGAAGATCAGCTGTTCAGGGGCGAGGATGACGAGCACGTCTTCCAGATGACTCCGCACTATGCTTCCAAACGTTTTAGTGTCCTGGCTGATCGGATCGGCCTCCCGGAAGACTTCAGGTTCTACGATCTGCGGCACTTCTTCGCCACCGCAATGGTCCACGCCGGTGCCACAGAGGAAGAGCTCAGCAGTGCAATGGGCCACAGCACTTCCAACTTCAGCCATGCGGTGTATGTCGAAACCTTTGAAGAATCCAGGAACAAAGTCAATAAGGCGATGGCCAATGCAGTGGCCTCGATGCTGGGATAATAAATGCTCGCTCTTCGGAGCGGGCTTTTTAAATTACATCCCTAAATTACATCCCTCAGTACATCCTTTGCTATTCAAATATGAATAACACCTATTCATCTATGAATAGAAATTAATCAAATTTGAATAGATTTTCCAGCGAATCTTCGTATATTATGCAACATGCCCAACCACGTAAGAGCGCAGTTGGGCATGTTAAATGGTCGAGGTGACAGGATTTGAACATCACCACGAAAGCCCTATTAATAAGAAGAAATCCATTCTGTAAAGGTCAGTACATCTCAAAAGACATCAAAATTATACATGTAAAAAATGATTAGTCAATACTCTCCGCCGGGTCTTCCTTGGGCACTTCTGGCAAGCCTGCAAGGCTCGTCAGTACAGACAGGATGCCTGCCAGCAGAGCTGTGCTTCCTACCATTTTCCAGTCAACAGCGCCTATAGTGGCAGTGGTCCCGATTGTCGCGATGGCGGTCTGGCAGATCGTCTTCAGGGCACGAATCGCCGCCGCCTTAATCCAAAGTTTATTCATTTCTTATCCCCCTCTAAGCTCGCTACCTTAATCTCCAGCTTCACAAGTCTTTCCGCATGGTTCGATACTTCGGACCGGATCTGCCGGACATCTGATTTAATCTCGTCCACACCGGCTTGGATTGATCCCAGCTTGGCATTGATTGTGGCGAGATTCTTTGCTTCTGTCGCAGTGTCGCTCCTGACATTTCTACCCATGGCCACAAGCGCGGCAAGGGCAGACAGGCCAGAAACAATCAATGCGATTTCAGGAACGCCTACATTCATGCTCCTCCTCCTTTCTTAATCGTCTACAACACGCCACTCCCCGATCAGGGTGATGGCGGTGCCGTCAGATTTCATGAGGCTTGTGGTCTTTATTATGGGCTCTTCTGGTTCCGGATCTGGCTCTGGTTCCGGTTCGACGTCCTCGTCAGGCGTCAGGAACTGCGTCATCATATAGCCGCTGCTGTCGCGCCAGTTGACAAACCGCCAGGCATTCCCCGCGACGGTTTTAATTTCAACCCGCTCCCCGATCGGCACACGCCTGACGATCGTAGCAGCCGTGTCTGGCGCCGCTCGAAGATTGACTGTGCCGCCCGATGGAGCAGTCACGATTGCCGTTGTGCTGACTACTTTTTCCTCTTCGTCCATAGGTATCTCCTCTTCTTTTACGCCGGTTTCGATGTAACGGTGCTTGGCCAGGAGTGTCCACTGGCTATTCAGGTCGGTTTCCACTACGGCGCCCATGGCGCTGGAAGCGTGGACCACAGTGCCGCATTCAGTCACAATCCCAACATGATGTGGCTGGCCATCGTGGCCAAGCGGCTGGCCCTTAAAGGCGAGCATCCCTGGCTCTGGGTTGCGGATGGACTCCTGTATCCAAGTGAGGTGCTTGTATTTCCCGAAGCTGTGGTAGCTGTTCCAGAGAGCCGCGGTCCCCGCGTCGGTATATTTCCTGTTTCCACCTGGCGCATCACGGATGATCTTCTTGATCAGGTTGATGCAGTCGATCTGTCCTGGACCTGATCCGTATGGAGTACCTATCAATGACCGCGCAATGCGCAGCGCATCAGATGTTTTAACCATTACTACTCCAATCTAAAAAGAAAGCGGAGCGCCTGCTCCGCCTTCTTCTATTTGCTCATATTGGTAACAGCAATTGCTGTGATGGCTACCACAGCACCGATGAACACACCAGCAAAGAATACTATCATACTTTAGCCCTCGTATTCTTCGCCAGTAATCAGACCATATTCAATGGCAGTGAGGATCCCCTTTTTAACAAGATTTGCTACCTGTTTCTTTGTATAACGGCCTTCGTCATACCATTTTTTGATTTTTTCAAACATCTTCCTCGTCCTCCTCAACATCGTCAATCACATCATCAACACCCGTCATGAGCGCGACATATGCGATATCTGCCGTGTTATCCTCCGCATGAGATGCGAGTGCATCAAGTCTTCTTTCCAGGGCGGCTATCCGTTCTTCTAGTGTTGCTTTGATCATATTGCAATTCCTCCAGAATCTTGTCGTTATAAAAATTGTGCATCTGCTTCCGGACCATATAGGTATTCCCTTTTCTGGTATTCTCCATCCATGCACTATGTGTCAAAAAAGTAGTGCCGTGCGGAAGCTCTCCATGCGATTCCTTGCCAGCCATTGACAGGAGCTTCTGCCTCTGTTTTGCTGGCCGTTCGCATTCCATCCGGCGGAGAATCTTTCCGGATGGCTTGATATAAAAATGCCAGTGCAGCATTTTGATTCCTTGATCCAGCGGATAGATACAGCTTTTGGGATTCATCCTCAGCTTATGATCTTTCAGCCAGATTCTGATTTTATTTTTACATTCTTGGAGGTATTCTTTGTTTTCATGCATAAGCACAAAATCATCCATGTATCTGATATAGTGCCGGATTCTGAGCTGCTCTTTTATATAATGGTCCAGATCATCCAGAACAGCATTTGCAATCAGCTGGCTAAGCTGGCTTCCAAGACCTATACCGACGGGACCGAAGCTGTCGATGATCTGATTTATATACCGGACAGCGTCTCCATCAGGAACTCTTTTACGGACAGCTGCCTTCGCAACATCATGATCGATTGAATCAAAATAATGTCCCACATCACATTTCAGCACCCACCATGAACCGCCACCGCGATTGATTTGCACAAGGTGATGAGTAATTCTGTCCAGACAGTAATCTACTCCTCGGCCTACAATGCAGGCACAGGTGTCTGTGATCAGGCTTTTTGCGAAACATTCGTAGACAAGATTGTCGCACAAGCTGTGTTGGAATTGCCTGTCGATTATCTTTGTGGCCTTGATCGTTCGTTCTTTAGGCTCATGAATCTGGAAGGTTTGATACTGGCTTGGCTTATATTTGCCGGCATCAAGTCGCTTCTTTAACAGATATGTGTTTTTCAGAGAATTGGATTCATAGGAAATAACAGATGGCTTCCATCTGACATTTCTGCAGGACTTCTTTAATCCCCTGTAAAGATATTTGAATGATTGTACTTCTTTCATAGTAAGCATCAGGCGCTATCAGGTTGGAGCATAATCCCCTTCCGTCACCTGTAATTTTGTACCCTTTCTGGTCAGGACACAGCATCCTTGCGCGAGCGGCACAGCTTTCGGCTTGAGGCCTACTGGAAACGGGCCTTATTCTCGCAATCCGGAGCCGCACAATTGCCATTGACAGCGTTGTTGTTGTTGAGTTCACCAGTTACGTTGTTCAAATTACGTGCATTGTTCGAATTGGAAGGATTACAACTACGCAGCCAGCGATTACGGGCTTACACGCTGGGCCCTGTCTTGATTGAAACGCTGTGTGTCAGATTCCATCCAGTTCTTAAGAGAGGAATCCGCAGCGTAAATCAGGCCTGTCCAATAATAAATGCTCTCATCTTCATGGAGTTCATCGAGGACATCGTAAGCAATACCAAGAAGATCATACAAAGCGTTCAGATGGGCATGTGCTTCAACCTGCTGCATGTGCCGGTAATTATATTCATCCTCATTTCCTGGGTGAACAAATGTAGCATTGGCTCTCCTGATGCATACGGTAGCCTGCAGGCATTCGTTTACGATCGGCTGAGTGAGGATCCATCTGTTCCGCTTCGGGAAGATGCGCTCATTCTTACACTTTTGTACTGTATGCCTGGACAGGATCCGTACATCGTCGAGCACTTTTAATGTGGTTGGTTTGCGTTTGCCTACTGGAACGGACATTGTATGATCTCCTTTTGCTTAAAAGTCTCGCCCCGCTGACGCGGGGCTGATTGATGGATTAGACTGCTTCGCGGATGATACGGCAAGCCGGAGCCGCACAATAGCCATAGACAGCGTTGCTGCTGTGGAGTACACCAGTAACGTAGCGCAAACCACGTGCAAGGCTCGAAGCGGAAGGAAGACAACTACGCAGCCAGCGATTACGGGCAGTGGCATGATTTGTAATATCAAATACTCTCTGCTCAAGCTGAGACATGTCCTCGAAATACGGTTTGACATGTCCTTCAGCTACACCATTGTTATTTCCTCTTCCAAATTCCGTCATAGAC